ATATATAATATGCCACGATAGCGGATCCAAATGAAAAGGCTAATCGCAGTAGCAGCCCTCGCTGCTCTAACAGTACCAGGTTGTGCAGAAGCACGAACAAGACTCTCAGGAGCAGGTGCATCTTTCCCATCTAAAATATACAGTAGATGGTTCTCTGACTTCGCAAAGTCAGGAGGTCACAGAGTAAACTACCAAGCAGTTGGTAGTGGTTCAGGTCGAAACGCATTCCTCGATGAAACAGTGGATTTCGGAGCATCCGATGATCCTATGAAGCAAGTTGATATAGACAAAGCAAAACGAGGACTAGTTCAGATTCCTATGACAGGAGGCACGATTGCTTTCGGTTATAATAATCCTAGTTGTGATCTAAAACTTACACAAGAGCAAGCAGTACAGGTTGCTATTGGTGAGATAAACAACAGGTCACAGGTAGGATGTGATGATCAGAAAATGACTTGGGTGTATCGTTCTGATGGTTCAGGTACGACTGCTGCATTCACAAACTCAATGAATGCATTCAGTAAGAAGTGGAAACTAGGTGTAGGTAAGTCAGTTCCTTGGCCAGTTGGTATAGGAAACAAAGGTAATGCTGGTGTTGCTGGTAATATCAGAACTACACCAGGTTCTATTGGATATGTGAATCAGTCCTATGTTAAAGGTGAGATAGTTGCTGCTGCCCTTCAGAATAAGAATGGTGAGTATGTTAAACCATCTGTAGAGGCAGGTGCATTGGCATTGAATGGAATTACCCTTGATGAGAATCTAGCAGGTACAGATCCAAATCCAGAGGCAGAGGGTGCATATCCTATTGCTACATTGACTTGGGTGCTTGCATATGAGACAGGTAATGGTCGTAAGACTGAAGCAGTAAAGGAAACTCTATCAACATTATTGAGTACAGAGTATCAGGAGAAAGCATCTGTTTTAGGGTATGTTCCTTTGAGAGGTGACATATTACAGAAGTCAAGAGATGCTGTTGAACGTATTGGAAAATAATCTTTCCTATATACATATACAATAGTTGTTATGTCTGCAAATGGAAATTAAAGATATAAAATGGACTAAGTGGATCGCCATAGGAGTTGGTGGTCTACTTGGTCTTTCTCATTTAGGTATGATTGGTATTATTGCCAACAGAAAATCAGAGAGCAAGTTCCCTCAACTCAACATCCCTGTGAGTGAGTATAGTTCTTATAGTCTTCAGGCAAATGAAGAAGGGTATGCTATTAACTATCGGGCAAATGATCCTTTAGTTATGGCTACCACTAAGACTATACCTGGCAAAGGTGGATTGTTTAGTAAAGGTCAACCCACTCAGATTGTAAAACAGTATACAATGGACGGTGCAGAGCATCATGACGGTCCAGTCTCCACTAAAAGTGCATGGATTGATCCATCAGGGTTGACAGGAGAAGGCGAAAAGAAGCCTAGTGCCAAAACAATTGAGTGCATCAAAGCACGAGGTAGTGGTGAAGGAACAGGAAGAATGGTCGGTGGGAGCGTTGGTGCTTCTGTTGGCTCTGGTCTCTCCTCTATACCTTTTGTTGGTTGGGTTTTGGCAGGTGCTGCTTCGATGATCGGCATGAATGAAGGTGCAGAACTTGGTGGTGATTTAGCAGAAAACTTTAGCGACGCATGTGTCGAGGAGGTAGAGTAAATGTGGAACGTTAACATCAAAGAAACCTTTATCAAGGTCAAGGACTGGGATAAGGCAATGGCAAAGAAGATACAGGACAAGTTTGACTTGACTGATTATCAAATGCTTTGTCTTGCTTTTGGAAAGGGATTTATTATTGGTGCTATTCTATTATGATTGATGTATCTTGGAGTTCAATAAGAGTGGCTCTTATTATGATTCTAGGAACATTGTGGTTTGCCCTTTTATTTGATAGGATTATTAACGATGGAACTGAATGAAGAAAACGTACTCAAAGTGTTAGAGGAACTTATTCCATATATTGAAGCTGATGGTGGATACCTTCAACTTTATGAAATCGAATACGAAACAGGATACGTTAAAGTAAAATTAGGTGGTGCGTGTGAGACATGTGCTATGAGTACTATGACTTTGAAGCAGGGTATAGAAAGTAAATTGATGCACGAGATTCCTGATGTTGTTGGAGTTGTTCAGGTTCTCTAACTGAGTGTGGGAGTCCACATATTAATGCGTAAAAATACCTATATGGTATAATAAATAACATTAGTATGGGATTGAAAAATCATGCCCCTAACGCAACAAAAGCATTACACTGTCGGTTATCACGATAACCAACATAAGCATTATGAGATCTGTGAATACGCAGAAAGTTCATATCAAGCAATACAAAACTGTAAAGAGGATATTCCTGAATTAGGGGATCATCCTTCTTCTATTGACTATTGTGTAACAGAAGAAGTTCAGAAGATATCTGATTTCTTGTCCTCTGGAATTCCTATGGGACATTAATTATGAGAGACGAAATTATGTGGTGGATGAGCAGATTAACTATTATGCTCACTTCACTCTTTCTATCATTTTCATTAGCAGCATCTGCTTGGGCTGCTGAGATACAAATGGGTTATGAAGGCAATTTAGTCTTTGAACCAAATGAGGTTACAGTTAATGCAGGTGAGACAGTTACCTTTATTAATAACGCATTACCTCCTCATAACATCATAGTAGATGGTAGAGCAGATCTATCAAGAGAATCATTAATGTTCAGTCCTGGTGAAACACAAGAGATTGTGTTTGCTGATGCTGGAGATTTTAATTTCAAATGTGCTCCTCACGAGGGTGCTGGTATGAAAGGAGTAATCCATGTACAGTGAAGTAGTACAATCAGTTAATATAATGATTGCAATCCTATTAGTATCTGTAGGGATTGCTATTTACTACATATTCATGTATGATACTTGGTATCCTAATGAGCAAAGAAGTGAAGATAGCAATCTTGGAGACGCAGGTAGAGAGATTACTGGAGAAACAGAAGGAGCTCACTGAAAGAGTTAGAGCAAATGAGAAAGTGGTAGCCGCTATAGGTCTGTTTGGATCGGTAGCGGTTGCTTTTATTGGAGCAGGATATTTTGCACCATCAGCAGAAGCGTTCCCAGAAAAGCAGCAACCTTATGATGGTCTGTTACCTGATAACACACAGATTATTAATAATTGGATTGAACAGATGAAGGAGTGGGAAAAGAAACAAAAAAGAATAAATCCTGAGTTTGATATAAATCAAGCACTTTTTGATTATTACAATGAAAGTTATGATTAATATTTTAACTCCATTATTCATAGTCACATCTCCACTGAATCCGAACACGGTGATTCAACAGATGAGGGATTGGAAGTCGGAACAAGAAAGAACTCCAATTGAAGAGATGCTAAATAACTCACTACAAGAAATGGAGTGGGAAGAAGATGGGAGCGATGACACCCCCAAGCAGGAAGTCTTGTTACAACTTCCGAGTGACAAAGATAGTGAAAGTATTAGACGGAGATACGATAGATGTTCTGATAGATCTTGGATTCGATTTATACAAGAAAGAACGGGTAAGAATTGCGGGAGTTGATACTCCAGAGAAGAGGACTAGAGATTAAGAAGAGAAGGTGTTGGGAATCCATGCTACAGATTGGATGAAGGATAAACTTACTGAAACTATTAAAGGTGATGAAGAACTCACTATTAGGACTGAACTTAAGGGTGGCGTTGGGAAGTATGGTAGGCTTCTTGGTTGGCTCTACATTGGCGATGCTGATGTTTCACTAAATGAACAAATGATTACGGAGGGTTATGCTTGGGCATATGATGGCGGCACTAAACAGAAAAATTTTGAGGAGTTACGTGAAATTAGGCGTTCGTTTGGGACACTGGCAGAGTAACGATCAGGTGTATATTGATATACAGGGTAAAACTGGTAGACGAGTATACGCTGACTGGCACATACCAACGGAGGAATACGAAAACTATGGACATACAAAAGGCAACTAGTGCAGTTACAGCAACAGCAGTTCTTGGAACTGGTGCATTTGTTGGTGGTAATCACCAGATAGATAAGATGCAAGGCGGTCCACAGAAGAGACAGGATGCACAGATAGAACAGATAAGACAGGTAGTAAGAGAAGAAATATATATACAGTTAGTTAATAACTGGCCTAAGAGTTCTGGACCTGTTAAGGGTCTTACAGTTCCTAAGCAAAACTATCGTGAACAAATCCCCCCACAGTAGTAAGGATAGGGTTATAGATCTTATAAGGTTTGTAATCTATTTCCAGTTAGCAATAGTAGGAGCAACTATATTTGGTTGCTTTATGCCTGGTAAACTCTGTGATTCAGATGTGAAGCAACACATTGCTAATATGATGACTGTTATAACTACTTCTACATTCGCTTTATACGCTGCTGAAAAATGAATTTATTAAACACATTCGCTGCTGCATCATTAGATCTTAATGAAGCATGGAACCTATCATGGGGTGAAGGTATTCAATTTATACTGGTACTTGCCTTTGTGTATTGGTTAAAGGTTAAGATAGATACAAGAGCAGGTCTTGGTAAAAAGAAATTAAGACAATTAAAGACTGTAATTAAAGAAGCAATTCAAGAAGCTAATGCATCCTAACGGTTACACAAAGGAAATGATCAAGGAGATCTTAGGATCTTCTTGGCCTACTATGCCTGAAGATCATGAGACTGGTAATCAGTTAAGAAGAAGAAAGGGTAGGGAGATGAGAGAAGGGAAAATACCTTATCCCACATACCCTGCAAAGAAAGTTGGACCTCAATTTGATGAGAATGGAAAATATATTTACCCACCAGGTTCTGGATTTAATTATATGGAGAGATTAGATCCTAATTCTGAATGGGGTGGTAAAGTATCATAAAATAATCATATATAATATAATCGAAATAAATTCATGACTGATTTGGGACTTGATGCCTCTCAGGAGACAAGAATAACTGTAATGCAATTAAAGATTGAGAGATTAGAAGAGAAGCAAGAAGAGCTTCGTGAGAGATTAAAAGTAGTAGAAAAATGGGTGATAGGAGCAGCCGCAGTATTGGCAGCTGGTACTACAGTCATAGGATTTGCTACTAATATATCTAAAGCATATCTGTAAATTAGAGACAAATCTTGGGTCTCTAGTTTTTATAAATAATTTTACGAAAAAATTTTCAGAAGGATAAAAGAATGGCACTTTGGGGTATTTCGACAACACAGGAGACTTGGGCAAATAGTTATGCCATACCTAAGTTCTTAAATGATCAGGACAGGAACTTCACTCCTCACAACTGTTTTGCTGATGATCGTGGATGGATATACCGTACCTATGGAACAACTGTTCATTCAGGTTTAGGTACGATTTATACTGATGCAGTTCTAGTTC